CACCGCCTCCACCGCCGCCATAGATACGACCACCGGGTTTAAGTTGTGTAACGCACTCACCAAGGGGTTCACCCATGGCATAAAGTTCTCGGCGGGAATAGCTCATATTAGTACCTCAACAAGGGTATTTCTAGGTTCAAAGTTGTAGCGTTTCCACAAGCGCACGATGGCCTCACGCCCACTGCCTTGTATTTTCGTTGCTCCATGCGCTTTAAGCAACAGTTTTAATTGCTCAAAAGTGGCTTGATTAGAAATCAATTTACCACCAATGCAGGTAACAAACGCCACCCGATGAAGCGGGTAGTTAATAAACGATACGGTGCAAGCACCGTGGATTTTAGTTTCTTCGTCAACTGCAACCAACAAGAGCCATTGCCCAGAGGTTACATACTGTTGCACGTGGTCGATGTTGTAGCAATACGCCCAGTCAGGAAAATCGTGGCCTTTAGTTAGCGCATCCTCAATAAATGGCTTGACCGTAGGCCAGATTTGTTGGATGTAGTTTACATCCGCTGAACGGATTGTTAGGTTCATTCTTTATCCAACAAAGATGTAATACCACCCTCTTCATAGTTGCGGATTGGCCCCGCTCTACGCATTGACGAACGGCTGTAAATTGGTTGGTTTTGTTGTGGCATGGGCTGTTGCATTTGCTGTTGAGTTACAGTCCTGTAGTCCTGCCCGGGTTGCGCATACCGGCGTTGTTGTTCCATAGCCGCATTTTGCAAAGCGTTCCAATCGGTAGGAGACTGCTGACCAAACAAACCACTGGCTTGGTTATATAACTGCTGATCTGTAAAACCTTGTCCAATTGCACCGCCATAGAAATCGGCTTTCTCTTGCATCGTGCCTCGGTTCAGGTTAGATGGCATATTCAAGAACGAATTGGTAAATGGATTGTATGGGTTGTTATCGCCAAACTGACCATAGCCGCCACCCATCATCTGACCACCAAACATACTAAATGGGGTTTGCATCTGCGGGAGACCGCCAGATGGTTGTTGCCCATACTGGCTTATGCCCATAGGGTTGCCAGTGTTGTAGTTTTGGTATTGTGTTTGATATACAGGTTGGTAGAACTGACCAGAACCGGCCATCGGCCTACCAGTCGGGTTATTCATTGCCGCAGTTTGGATCAGAGTGTTCCAGTCAACATTAGACTGTGGGCCGCCAAACTGAGTATTACCTTCTACACTGGCGCGAATCTGCGCATCATTTTGCCCTATACCAAGCTGGCTATTGTAGTAGTTAGCTTTGGATTGTTGAGTTGTACCCCAAGGTGCTACAGCGGGAGTTGTAGTGGTTGTGCCACTAGTTGTACCCGTGGCACCGCTTGCATCAGTATTAGTAATGGAAAACCCGGGGTTACTACCAGTACCACCGGAATCAGCTACTGACGCACTTGCGACACCACCACCGCCACCACCGTTATAAAGGCGAACGCAGTTTACGTAGCCGCTATGTTTGCTTGGGATAATCATGGTTGTTCCTTATGCGGCCATGTATTTGCGGGGGTTAATCTCACGACCTTGAGACTTACGACCAGTGCGGGCTTTGCGAACTCTGTCCATCATGGCATAGAGTTGTTTAGCACCTGCATCAGAAGAGCCGTTACCAAGGTGAGAGACTACATCGGCGGGAACTACAAATTCTTCTGTGGCTAGACGGGCAGGGCGCTTACCAGAAATACTTGCAGGGATGCTGTCAGACATACCATCGCCCGGGCCTTTTAACATACGGCCACCATCAGAGTAACTACCCAAGTCAGAGATGCCACCACGAGCCATATTCTGTGGGTACATAGGCTCTTCGCCAACCATGCGGTCATAGCCACCAGAAGCTAAAGTAGCAATGCCACCCTCAGCAAACATAGAGGGGCGATAAAGTTCTTGGTTGATGCGGAAACGCTTTAGGGGGCCGTTGTATTCCTCAGGCATGTACTCATCAGGACGGGAACCCATAGCACCTGCCATACCTGCGGCGGCCATCTTGAGCTTGTTGTCCATGATGTACTTGGTAGGATCTTGCATAGCTTGTGAAAAGCTAGTGCTTGCAGGTGCGGCTGAAGCGGCTGTGGATGCAGACGGGGCAGATAACATGGGTGAAGTACCTGCGGCTTCTAAACCAGAGATACCCAAGTTACCTGTCAGTGGGAGTGCCTGACCCATGGCCGCATTACTTGCGGCGGTGCTATTTGCCAGATTACTGGCTTGCGCAAAACTCTGACCCGCCGGAAGCCCACTAGTAGCCATAGGGGTAGTTAGACTAGAGGATACCGGCAAAGCATTTGCCATCGCCGCATTTGTTGCCGCTTCGGTACCCGCAGTAGCCAAAGCCGCTTCTGTACCAGCCGCACCTGCACCACCTAATGCGCCACCAATACCAGCCCCTGCACCACCAGTCAAACCACCTAAGAGGGCACCTTTCAGGGGATCACCACCTGTAATAGCCGCAGAACCGCCACCAACGGCGGCACCAAGTAGCATCGCCTCACCAACTCCAGTACCCATGATAGGCTCCTTTATAGAGAATTATGTTCATTTTATAAGTTCTTTGTTAATCAGTATAGTGCCGATACAAATGTTGCAGTCAAAATAACTGCGGGTGACGTTGGTGTCACAGGTGAAGTACCGGGCGGATAGGTAGAGCAAACCGTATTGCCAGTCGTTGAAGCGTACATAAGCTGTATGTAATCGTTGGCCGCAACAGGCAACACAATGTTCCAAGAAATAATTGCACTGCCGGGCAATGAGCCATGCTTTGGCAGAACCTGAGAGATACCTGCGCTGTACGCTATGTCCGTGCCGTTTTGTCTGTACCAGAACGTAACGTTGTCATCAGTTGTGGTGAAGTTAATAAGCTGTGCGCTGAACTGGATGTTGTAGTAACCTGCTACCGCAAACACAATACGTGACGGATTCAACGGGTCAAACGACACTTGGTTGCTTACATCCGTTGTGTCCATTGGAATAGCAAGAGCAGTACTTGCTGAGGCTACGCCCTGCGCTTCCGCAACATAAACTCCAGCAGTGTGAGCCGCACTGGTTGTGCCGTACAGATTGCGTGTAATGCCTGTAAACGTGGTGGCAGTCTTACCTGTATAACCAATGAACTCCGAGCCAATCAGAATCGTACCGGTAGTCTGGAACTGGGCAGTGGAAGCCACCACAATATCTGCGGTACTGGAATTGCTAAAACCAGTGGTTAATGTAGTAACGCCGTCTTGGTGGAACGCTCCGTTAGGAAATCTTAGAGTAGAACCGTCTGAAGTTGTAGATGCGTCTAACCTAGCAATAAAGTTATCGAGCCTGTTGAAGTACAGGCGCAACACATTACTGTATTGGTCTTGGTAACGGCGATCCCACTGATCAGGCGCAAGTGGCAAACTTGGCGCGGCAATCCTATCAATTTCATACTCAGTTGTAACAATAAATGTCATCGTCTGCCGTCCGGTCTAATATCAATACGGGGAGCACCCAACTGCCATGTTGTGCCAACTTGGTTGGAGGATATTTTAAAGATCATCTGACGACCACGCACACGTGTGTATATCTGGCCAGTAAACTCTTCAGTTATATCGTAGTTTGCACCTTTAGTAACCCCTGCACTTGCGGCGTTGCCTGCCCCAGAACCTGAATTCCGCAGGGGATACAGAGTCATAGTAACCGTTGGCGCACTGCCTGAAGGTGAGTTACTTGACCCGCTAAAAGTTAAGTCTGGTACAACACGCCACACAAAACCAAAGTTGTGGCCGTCACCAATGTCAAACTCGGAAGACGAGATACTTGCGTTAATAGCAACTGCGGTTCCGGTCTCGCTATTGTTAACCCCAGACTCATGCTGTACCAATGTGCTGTTATATGTAGCCGCCAAAGGATAAGGTAGTAAACCTGAGTCTAACCATGCAGTACGTGCAAGAGTGCCGTAGTACCAGATATTTTCAACGTAGTTATAGATTACATAGCGGTTAATTGTGCTGGAATCAGCAGAGCAGTAATACCACCAGACTTCGTTAAAGCCTTCATTCGTACCGCAAAAAACTTGTTGGCTTTGTTGGGTATTAAAGTCTTGGAATATGTAACGGCGCAAGTCACAGTTAAGTGTCTGCACACGACCATCATATTTATAGAACTTATCTACGCCCATCCAGTACACAATACCAGAGGCAATAATTGCCGCATTAGGGCTAACTATAGAGATGTTGTCACCAAGTAACTGGCTAGACCACACAAAAGGTGGGCCAAGATACTGAAGCGAATAAATGGACGTGTCCGTAAACACCACAATCTCCTGACGAGACTGCACGGATGTAATAATTTCTGAGCCATGTGAAAGGCGCAAGCTACCTGCCTGATTAGTAGCGGCGGGTGTCCATGTGTATGGGTCTTCAGCATCTGACCAACGGATTAGCATTGGGTCAAGATAGTCCGCGCCATAGTCATTAGTACCCATGACAATCACAAAGCGTGACGCATCAGATACTTGAATGACATTTTGGAACAAGGGAGCGTCAGAATCTCCGGCATCAGCCAAGTCAACACCACGAGGCGAGATGTACTGCAACCCAGATTGAGAGCCAGAAGTATTGATTGCCGCGCCTTCAATGGTCAAAGACACATTAAATGTTGAGCCTGTAGAATTCACTACAAAATAAACTTGGCCAATAGACAAACCTGTGGGTAGTGCGCCAGTACTAGTGAACGTAATAGCAGTGCCGTCAGTTATAGAAAACCCAGCGGGCAAAGTAATAACACCGGGATTAGCAATAGAGATTGTAATTTGCAGTGGGGAGTACCCTACACTGGCATTCCAGTAAAAAATACCTTGCCCACGTGGGCCATACACTAAGTCTTCACCAAAGTTAATCTGGTTCCACAACTGCAATGAGGACGGTGTGCCGCTACCAATACCCCAAGTGCCAGCACCCCAAGTGCCAGCGCCCCAGCCAACGGCAGGGACTTGATAAGACGGGCCAGTATTTAGTTCGTATTGCGCTACGACCGTACCACCGTTACCTGTGTCTGACGCA